CCAACTAGAAGTTCTTGATGGTATCAATGATGGTATTAACGGGCTTCTAAATCACGAACCATCACAAACCAAAGAAAGACTCAGAGTATTTGAGAACAATAGATTCGTTCAGTCTTATAATGCTGATGGATACTCTGCTGACTCTAAAATCTTCGGTGGTGGATTTGAGTTTGATGTAACAAAAGGATGGACTGTTGGTTATCAGTATAATAATGTCAATATCAATCTTCGTGGCGTAGATTCATCCGCTTCTCAGAAGAAAGATGTTCACGGTATTCATAATACCTTCCACGGTAATACTTTGACTCTGAATACAAATGCTGCTCTTGCGAATAGTAACTATCATTATGGAAGAACCGTAGAAGGTGTCTTTAATAATGAAGGTAAGACCACTGGTTCTGAATGGTGGGTTGCAAATAAACTCTACTTACATCTCTCCAAGAATATCAAACCATTCGTTGGATACACGGTTTCTAATGTAAAGAGAGATGCATATAAGGAAACTGGTTCAATCCAATCTGCAAGAGCCGTTGCAGAATATAATCAAACTACTCACATCGGTGAAGGTGGTCTCAGACTTGAAACCAGATTTGGTGGTAAGAAGAGAGACTTATTTGGTGTGAGTGTAGAGGGTGCATATGCAACTGATAATTCTTATGGTGTGACTGCTTCCGTTGATTACAAAGAGATGTTAATTGTTGAGGGAACTCATGGTGTAAATAATAATGTTACTAACAACTCCGTTGCTGGTAAGATTAAATTTAAGTTCTAAATGTGGAAATCGGCATTACACCATCGGTAATCATTATCACACTTGTTACACCTCTGATAGGAATACTAACTCCTTTGCAGTCTTACATAGGATTTACTGGAAACCCAAACCCAGCAAATCCTATGTGGAAAGGTAGTGAAAATCAAAGAACTACAAAGAAACAAACGAATCTCCAAGAACCAATTGGTGTCTTTGGAGTTCAATATGATGTTCATAAAAATGTAAGACTATTTGCAGAACATCAAAGTAGTGTTCCAGAAAAAGATGATGGTCTCGGATTCAATCACGCAGGAGTCAAGTTCTTATTGCCTGTGGATAAACAATCCAATCTTTATGTTGGAATGTCTGCACATCATCCTGGATTAGATAGTAAAAGAACAAAGTTAAATAATCCAATCGTAATTTTTGGTGGCGAAACTGGTGGAAGTAATGTGAAAGTATTTGGTGAATACATTACTGCCGCTGATGATTTTGATAATGGTAGATTTGGAATGGGAATTAAGTATGTCTTCAACTAAATAAAATGGACATCATCATATAGACTGATGGATAATAAGAAAGAAAAAGCTATGGGACAAGTTATTCGTATTGCGATTTTGAGTTGGTCTGCTGCTCTTCTAACCGCTAGCTATGCTGGTATGCTATCCAAAATGGATCCCACCTTCATTGCTACAGTTTTCACCGCTTCTGCTGCTACCTTTGGCATTAATACGATGAAGAAAGGTAGTGATGAAGATGAGAAGAAAGAAGAAGCACCCAGAGAAGAGTTTGTAGTCGCACCTCCAGAACCACCTGTTTCACTAGAACAACCTATTTCAACAAATGTTGAAACTACCTCATCTCTTGAAGAAAGAGTTGAAGCACTCGAAGGCACCGTAACCCCCCGCACCTAGTATAATGTCCAAGTCACAAAACAAAGGTAGCAACAAGGCAGCCAAAAAACCCAAACAGAATCAAGGTAACGCAATTGCCAAGAAAGCAAAGAATGGTGGGAAGAAGAAATGATTCCACTTGCCGAATATGCAATATCATTTTCACTGTGAAATATTGTTGGATTTGTTGAGATTTCTCCAGGTAAGTGTCAACTTGATTATCTTAAAAATAATCATATATATTCATTAATAATACCGTGCCAAGAGAATGGAACACCCCTTATAGGGAAAGATGGACTGCTCCCATCCACCAAATACTTAAAGCAATAGATAATCACACCCGTCTTTACATTGAGACGGGTGATGTCTGGCACGAATATCAAGCACAAATACTTAGAACATATATCAAAGATTTAAAAGTTTGGATACATAAAGAAGAGAATTGGGAATTATGACTGACCCAGTGTGGAGTGTAATTTTACTTATTGTAATTGGATTGTTATTCGCAGCATATATCATTTACTATATACTACGGGAAGCCTATCTAGAGGTTCAGAATGGAAACAAAACTACCGAAGGAAGTTGTTCTGAAAGCAGTCAAGAACTGCGTTGATGTATACGCACACGAAAACGATTTTACTGTTGATAAAAGTATTCCAGGATACTGTATTCTGACGGTCGAAGGAACATCTTCAATGGATGATTGGGTAACTAATCTAAAGTTTCTTGTTAGAAAGGATGATACCCACAGAGGTTTCAAATCTAACGCAATGAGTACCCTTGCTAAGATGGTTGTCAACTATGAATCACTCGAACAAGATAGAGTGCTTGTAGTTGCTGGTCATTCATTAGGAGGAGCAACAGCAACCGTGTTAGCAGACCTGCTACTTAAGACTGCTCCAAACTTACACATCATCACTATTGGATCACCTCGCCCAGGTGGCAGAGGTCTTCGTAAGAGACTGAAAGATGTTGACCATCTTCGTTTCGTTCACGGAGACGATATTGTACCCAAGTCACCTCCCTTCCTTACTGGATATGTTCATACTCATCCAATGATACATCTGGAGGATGTTAATCCTACCAGATTTGATATAGTAGCAGACCACAATGCCGCAGATTATTACACCGCCGTAGAGAAATTACTGAATGAATAAAAAAGAACAACTGGTTTACGAAGGGAACTTAGATTCCCTTCGTCGTGGTGATAAAGATGTTAAAGAAGTAACCACGGGATTTGAATGTGGTATTCAATGTAATGGGTTTTCCCACTGGAAAGTTGGAGACAGAATTGAAATATATAAGACAGTCACAAAAAAAAGGAGTCTAAAAAAATGAAACACCTCTCAACAATTCTAGCCTCAGTCAGTTTAGCTCTTAATGCCGCATTCGGCGTAGGAGCATATGTCGTATACGAAAAAGCAAAAGCAGTCTTAGAAGATCCAAAAGGTTTCGTAACAGAAGTTGTTAAGGATCAAATCAAAGCAAAAGCAGAAGCAAAAGTTCAAGCAACGATTGATGAAAAGAAATCAGAAGCAAAAGAAGCACTCAAATCAAAACTACCCATTAAATTATTCTGATGTCTGAAACTAAAGACCCTTATATTTACCGTATTAAATCTGTTACCAAGGTTGTAGATGGCGACACTATTGATGCTGATATTGACCTTGGTTTTGATATCTCCCTTACTAAGCGAATTCGTTTTGCTGGTATCGATACCCCAGAGAGCAGAACAACTAATGTCAAAGAGAAAGCAATGGGTCTTGAGTCTAAAGAATGGCTTAAGAAAGCTCTTGAGGGCGCTAAAGATATTATAATTAAAACTGAAAAACCAGATAGCACAGAGAAGTATGGTCGTATCATCGGTCATCTGTTTATCAACGGTCAAGAGACCTCATTGAATAATCAGATGATTGATGAGGGATATGCTCTTGCTTATGATGGTGGCACAAAGGGTATGGATTTAGAATTACTCTTATCTAGAAGGAAGAAGTGAGATTCATTTGTTGAAATGAACACTTGACAAAAGTATCATAATGATACTAAACTAAATATCAAATACTATCCCTCATTTAAATATGGATGTAAAAATTTGCTCTAAATGTGGTGCCACCTGGTTAGAGGGACAGCACTATTGGTCGGGCACAGGCAACAAAGGCAATGAATTGGATCTTGCTGGATTGGTTTGTAATAATTTAGAAGACACGACAGAATGTATAAACCCCCTCAGAGGTGAACATGGGGGAGACACCTGGGCAAAGCGAGTAGAAAAATTAAAAGATTTTGAAGAAGAACTTGCAAGACAGAACAACTTATAATTTCATGGAATTTGAACAATAGGCATAAATATTTGTTGCGTAATTGTTAGAATATCAACACATACTGCATAGATAATATGTATCATATTGAGAGGTATTATGCATAACTTACTTTCTTCCAATCAATTGTTTGGATGGAATCTATCAGAGAAGGTAGAGAATAAGACACAAAGCGATCTAGTTAATGACTATTTTCAGTGTATTGTAGAGTGTGATGATACAGAACAAACATGTAAACGAGTTTGTAAAGAGTTACTGAGTTAATCTTTATTATAAAACTTTTTATACTGTCTGAGTTTTTCTGATTTCTTTTCTTTTGCTAATAGTTTAGTAACCTTCTTAAGATTATCTTCTTTCTGGAAGGCAAAGAATATCTGTAATTCATATGGGGTAAGGTCTCTGTTCAAGAGTTTCTTGCCCCTTACAAATATCTGTTGAACGATAGGTTTCATTTTACCTACCATCCATTCCACCAGAGATTTTCCAACAAGAGCCGCAGCAACAGAAGCAGTAGCAGTGGTGCCAGCAAGAATAACCTGCTCTTTGGGGGGAACTGGAACTGGCCCGAGAAGGGGAACTTCGATGATTGGGATACCTGTGTCTGGTTTGGTGAATTCAACTGGGGGGGTTTCAACATTCTTCACTTCATCAGTAGGGGGGGTAGGAATCACAACACGCGGTATGAAGGGCGCAGGGGTATCTGGAAGTCCTCTGGTTTTTTCCTCTTTTTCTTCCTCTTGTGCCTTCTTCTCTGCCCTTACTGCCTCATCAAACTCCTCCTGAGTGGGCACTCGTAGTGTAGGATACTTTATTGATGTATCAGTATAACGAACTATCGGCACCTCTAAACTACGAATGAGTGCCTGAGGTGCCTGTTGAACGACTGGTGGATTTATCGTAGGAATAATACTGGGTCCACCAAGATTGTTAATATTTGGAATTGTATTTGCACCAATGTTGGGAATCTCACTCATCGTGCTGCTGCTTCTTTTACAGATGGATACCTGACAACTACATCCGCACAGATTTTATGGTAAGGACTATCGGGATGGAAAGTAATTCCATTCTTAATTGCTTCACCACACTTTAATAATCTCACTAACTCAAAATCTAAACGAGCCTTATCTGCTTCTGCTTGTTGTCTTGTGATTTCAACTCTTGCTCTTGCTTTACATATTTCTTGTAGAGATCCATCAAGAGGAAAGTTGAAACCTAAACTCAGACCAGCATTACCACCAAAAGATTGAAATGTCTCTGGGTCTAAACTTTTATTTGTATTACCAAAAGCAAATGGAGCAATACTCATAGTAGGTCCTTGACAACTCACACCACCACCATAAGTATTCATAGCATAAGGTCCTTGTAAAACCTGAACTGCCTGATTTGTTACATTACCAGTAGCACTTGCACTTGGTCCAGCAATGTTAGTATTAGATGGTGCTTGTTGTGCTAATGCCGACCCTGTTGAAATTATACTAATTAGAAGTCCAACCTTTGTGATGATTTCTTTTACCATTTGAGACATCTCTCATTTTTGATGGGTGCAATTTGTATTCCTTACAAAATCTACTTAAATTTACAACATCAATAATTTCTCCTTCTGGAGAAATAAATGTTTTTTTCACTGATAATTTTTTTGATAATGATTCTGATATTTTTTGCTTTGTTGCTTCAGTAAGTTTTTTTCCTTTTGTAGAATTGCTTATTTTTTTCTTAGTATCTTCAGTATGTACAATTTCCTTTCTAAAAGAATTTCCTTTTAATGAATTACTAATATTTTTTTTGTGTGATTCTGATAAACATTTTCCTTTATGAGAATTACTCATTTTCAATTTAGATTTTTCACTAAGAATCCTTCCAGAACTTCCTTCTCCTCCCATAGTGGAATTGTATCCACATTTATAGGTGTTATAATAATCAATCCAATAGCACTCTCTTCCTGATAATAAATTTTCTTCACATTCTTCAATAATACCTATCACCCAGTCATTTCTCTCATATTTTTTTAGTGCTTTACTAAATTTAAAATTTTTATTAATTGTTTCAGTTAAATGTCTTTTTGTTCTTTTTTCCAGTCCTTCAATTGTTTTTCCAATATATTTTTTATTTGTTTTAATATTGGACCAGCAGTATATAATTCCCATAAGAACACTAACTATTATTATTATTATTTATACTGAAACTAACTTTGGACCTTTATTGTGTAAAGACGGAGATGGATGTAGTGGTTGATTTTTGTTCCGTGGTTCTGTCTACCCATGTCTCTTTTGCCACTCCACTTCCCAAATATGTCTCACTGAACTGAAACGGAGCACCAGGAGTAGTCAGAGTATAAGAATTTCCAGGAGCAGGTGTTCCTGTAAATGTAATGTTCGTTCCAGTTACAGTGTATGATGTGCCAGTTGTATAATCAACTTGGCGAATTACTTCTACGATTTTTGTTGTTGTCTCAGTTGTTGCGTTGATAGTGCCTCTCGTAAAATTAGGCACAACGGTATTTGCTAGGGCAGGACAAGAAAACCCTAGCAGGAATATACCTACTAGGATATGTCTCATTTGAATACACTCAATTCAATTGTTCTTTGACCAGTAGCAGTAGTTCCAGGACCACCAGCAGTGACGGTAGGAACACCAGTAGGAGATAGAGCACCAGCAAGAGTTCCCTTATCACCACCTAACTGAGTAGTAGAGTTGCTATAAAGATTGGGAGAAGCAATAGTTCCAGAAGCTGCCGCCTGAGTGGTGACAATTGTATCAGCAGCAGTATAACTTTCTGAGAAACTAAATGCCTGACCTGCTGTATTGATATTATATGTTCCAGCACCAGCAGTGCCACCAAAAGCACTTGATGAGATATTTGATCCAGATACAGCATATACTGCCCCCATTCTTTCGGACTGTACCGCAGCACCTTGAACTGATAATTGAACGGAATCGGTAATTTTAGATGTGATCTCAGCAGCACTTACAGGAATAGCGAAGAATAACGAAAAGGATAATAGAAGTCTTTTCATTTTCTCGTATGAATAACTACAGATATTTATGAAAACCTATTTATCATAAACAAAAATGATCTATATTTATACTGAGACGTATGAGTAATTGTACTCATTGACAGCATTTCCTAACAATGATATTATATATACATACGAGAGTTGAGGAAACTTAACAATTCGAGCCTTCTGCAACCGAGATCATCAGAAGTAAAGCATCTCTCATATCCACGATGGAGGGTGTCGTGGAACATAATGTAACTAGTTCGTTCCCCCGAACTCTTATTTACCCTTTTAATTAAATGACTGCTACAATTGCTACAAGACAACAAACAAACCCCTGGCAGGAATTCTGCGAGTGGGTTACTTCAACAGAGAACCGCATTTATGTCGGTTGGTTCGGAACACTTATGATCCCTACCCTTCTCGCCGCTACAATTTGCTTCATAGTCGCCTTTATCGCTGCCCCACCAGTTGACATCGATGGAATTAGAGAACCAGTCGCAGGATCCCTGCTCTACGGAAACAACATCATCTCAGGAGCTGTCGTCCCCAGCAGTAACGCCATCGGACTACACTTCTATCCAATTTGGGAAGCTGCTTCACTTGATGAATGGCTCTACAATGGTGGTCCGTTCCAACTCGTCGTCTTCCACTTCCTCATTGGCATCTATGCTTACATGGGACGAGAATGGGAACTTAGTTATCGACTAAGTATGCGTCCTTGGATTTGCGTTGCTTACTCAGCACCTGTTGCTGCTGCGAGTGCCGTGTTCTTGGTCTATCCTTTCGGTCAAGGTTCTTTCTCTGACGCCATGCCACTTGGTATCTCTGGAACTTTTAACTATATGCTTGTATTCCAGGCAGAACATAACATCCTGATGCATCCATTCCACATGCTTGGAGTTGCTGGTGTCTTCGGTGGTTCACTGTTCTCTGCGATGCACGGTTCTTTGGTTACATCTTCACTGGTTCGTGAAACCACTGAGAATGAGTCACAGAACTATGGTTATAAGTTCGGACAAGAAGAAGAGACTTATAACATTGTTGCTGCACACGGTTATTTTGGACGCCTTATTTTCCAATATGCTTCGTTCAATAACTCACGTTCACTGCACTTCTTCCTGGCTGCTTGGCCTGTAGTTGGCATCTGGTTCACAGCTCTTGGTGTTAGCACCATGGCATTCAACCTCAACGGTTTCAACTTCAACCAGTCCATCATTGACTCACAAGGTCGTGTGATTAACACCTGGGCTGACATTCTGAACCGTGCTGGTCTCGGAATGGAAGTGATGCATGAACGTAATGCCCACAACTTCCCACTCGACCTTGCTGCTGCTGCTGAGGCAACACCTGTTGCTCTCACTGCGCCTGCAATCGGTTGATAACTGATTCAATCAGTGTTATAATAAGGGGGTCTTCGGACCCCCATTTTTTTCCTTTCTAATGTAAAGTTTTATTATGGATCACACAATCGTTGAAATTCTTGTCGGTTATGTTTTTGCAGGAGCACTGATTCTCGGAGCACCAGCGATCTTCTTTTTGATTGTATTCATGCCGTCTCTAATGAACACCAAAGGCGCTGTCGTCGGATACAAACTTCACCGTGACTATGGTGACACCTCAATCTATGCAAAGGTAAAGTAATGTTCGCTCACACTTGACTAAATATTATACAAGGTCTATAATGACCTTACGTTCATCTGGGAAACTAGACGGAAGTAAGCCGACTCGGAACGGATCGTTCATCTATGGAAATCATTCTCTGGTCGTGTGTAGAAGCTCAGAAACTTATTAATAATGTTCGCATTTCAAAAGTGCCGAACAATGTAAAGGAAGAGCTCGTTCAAATTTATATAGAACACTCACCAAAGACATGTACGTTTATGAAGTCGTACATGTATGACTTTACCATAGACGCAAAAGCCGACTGAAGGAACGCTCTTTAACCTAAACAACTAAGGAGAAAACCTAATGTCACCTAAAGCAACCTACCGTGGTGTCGCATATGACACCAATAACAAAGGACAAACTCAAATTCATCACTCAGGTAATCAAGTTTATCGTGGTGTAGAAGTTAATTACAGTGTTTATCAACAACAGCAACAACAATCCGAACAGCAACCTTACATCTATCGTGGTGTTGAGTATGTTAAGGAATGAGATACCTAATACCTTTACTGGTAATCTTTCGTGTTTTGACTAATGATGGTATGTTCTCTACGCAGAGAAAAATGCCAGCAAAAAGAATGCCCCCCGAAATTCGGGTGGTTCAGAGACGAAGAGGTAAGAGACAATTTAATTTCAACGGGGGATAACACCCCCTTTTTATTTACTACTACTCAATGATATCCTCCACAACTCCAGACAAACTTGCAGAGATCATCAGAGACACCTGGCCTGGTCTTTACAGAATCCCACAAGTGTCCTATAATAAACAAAACACTAAACCAAATGAACAAGTACAACAGTGAAGAATATTTTTCAGTTCTTGATAAAAAGACTGGAAGAAAACTATTAGATTGTGGTGATGAACTTGATGCTCTGGCGATGGTTGCTATGGATCCACAGAACCGCACATATACTCGCAATCAGTTTCTGATGGGTCAGGTGGTGGATGTTCAGATGCCTAAGGCACTACCAACCAGTGAGATTGTCGTGAATATGGACGGTGGTGTTGGTGGTTCCTGGGAAGTTCGTGAACCAGAACCACTTCCTCAAATCAAACTTCCAGAAAGTCAACTTGAGATATTTAACCCATAAATAAAATTTCAGTTTTGGTAATACATGCATTGGAAAAATTAGGAAATCATTATATATTAGAACTTTGCAATGCAAATGAAAGTTACCTAAATTGTAAACAACATATTATGACTTCTTTAAGAGAAGCAATTGTAATATCTGGGGCAACTTTATTGGAGGAAATTTCAATGGAGTTTACCCCACAAGGAATCACCGCAGTTTGTCTACTCTCAGAATCACATTTAAGTATACATACTTGGCCTGAAAAAAACTATGCTGCTGTAGATGTATTTACTTGTGGGTCACATACAAATCCAAAACTTGCTTGTGAATTTTTAATAAATGCATTTCAATCCAAACAATATCGAATGAGAATTATAGAGAGAGGTATTTAATGAAAAACTTTGTAGTGTATTCTAAGGATGGGTGTCCTTATTGTGATAAGGTACAACAAGTTCTAGAACTGACTCATCAAATCTTTGTCACCTATAAATTGGGGGTTGACTTTGAGAAGGAAGAGTTCTATAATGAGTTCGGTCAAGGTTCGACTTTCCCTCGGGTAATTTGTAATGATGAAATTTTAGGCGGATGCAACGAAACAATTCAGTGGTTACGAGAACAAAAAGTAATTCAGTGACAACTTCTACAGAAATCTGTTATCTTCTCAATGATGTAATGGATGATGTAATTCTTCGTAAAAACTTTAACTTTAATTTTTATCGATATTTAGAAACTGAAAATATTTCAAGAAATGAAATTGAAGTATTTAACCACAGTAAATTTATTAATGTCATTGAATTTCAAATAGAAGAATTTGAAGATTTTTTGAAGGGGGGTAATTCTTTTTTACGAGAAGCATATCCAAACTTTAATAAACCTGATGTGCGAAAGATGAAAGATTATTTGGAAGAACTTATTGAGTCGGCAAGAAAGTATGAGCAATTCAAACGAAAACGAAAACCCTATAAGAAAAGAAAAACTTCGAATAAATAGAGGTGTAGAACTCATACTTAGTAAGAGAAGTATTCAAAAACCAAAACCAAATATCATAATCTTTCAATTTGAAAAACTAATTTCTTTTTTTAAAAGAGAAATCAATGTCTACTTTGAATTTTCTTTGAATATAAACAAATTACAACCAGAGGAATAACATATGGAACTCATAGCTATTACACTCACGTTTTCTGTTTTATTTTCACTTTTGTTTTTTGTTGTAGGCGCATTGGTGGTATGGGTTGCTAGAGATTACATCAAGAAAAGAATTGATGCAACTCTTTCTATGCACCCAGAGATGTATGATGAGGATGGTAACTTACTCACTGATGGGTTAATCTCTTTTCATTATGATGGATTCGAGGATTTTAGTCCAGAACCAGAACTTGAAGAACCTTAATTTTTTTTAACTGATATGATTAGACTTTTAATTTCTGAAATTTTACAAAAGGCTCACAACGCAAAAACAAAACAAGAGAAGATAAAAATTCTTCGGGATAATGAAACTGCTGCTCTTAAAAAACTTTTGATTTGGAACTTTGATCCAAATGTTAAGAGTTGCATTCCAGAGGGAGAAGTTCCATATACAAAAAATGATGCTCCCATGGGCACCGAACATACACGATTAGAACAACAGGAGCGTTTGTTTCATAATTTTGTAGAGGGAGGAAATAACGATATCTCAAATACAAAAAAGGAACTTATGTTTATTCAAATTCTTGAAGGTGTTCATGAGTCCGAAGCAGAAGTACTATGTTTAGTAAAGGATAAAGAACTTGGAAAAAAATACAGAATCACGCAAAACGTTGTTGCAGAAGCCTTCCCGACCATCGTCTGGGGAGTCAACCGATCAACCAATTGAAACTATGATTTGGTCTGATTCGGATAAAGAAACGAACAAAAAAAATGGTGTCACCATTCTGATAGAAAATTGTGATTGTACTGCAGGTAAAGATAAATCTTTGCCCTCAAATTCTTATATTGTTAAGT